GTGAGATGCGGCAATCGTGAGAGTCGTGCCGGCGATGTCGGCCATGTCCGAGCCGTCAGAGGCAGCGCCTTCCTGAAGCTTCACGGCATAGGTCTCGTCACCGTCACCTGTGTCTATGACGCCAACCGAGACTACAGCTTGGAGGTTGTCGAACCCAAAGGTATCGACCACATCTCCGTTCACATCGGCGGTTTTGGTATCCGGTTCGATGGAAACAACTGGCTTGATGTTTTCTGCAACGGTTTTCATACGGAGTTTTCTTCTTCAAGTGATTTAGTGGAACGGCGGGGTTTATTGATCTTCTCGAGATACTCCGGTCCGAAAGCCGAAGCCTCGGATTCGGGAACGTCGATGATCTCCCCTGTTTCCCTTCGACCGCCCAGAATGATGGGTTGTAGAACCTTGTAGACGGCCATATGGGATTAGCTAGCGGACGTTTTGATGGTCGTGAGCGCTTGTGGCAAGGCGATGACGGACGCATGGCGGTTGCCCATGACCATGCCGATCTGACGGGACAAAGCGACTTCTTTGCCGCCGAAGGTACCGCTTGTGAAGCGATCCATGCTCATTTCGCCCTTCATACCGAGTGCGACCGCTTTGAGTGAGCCGAACACGCCGAACTTCTTGTCTGCGGCTGACGCACTGAAGGCTGGAAGATGGCGAACGGTGTACACGGGAAAACCCATGATCATACCGGCAGGACGCGGACCGCCATTCTTCGGTTCTGATGCGAGGAGCGATGGATTCAATCCAGCGAGCTGCAAGAGGTAGACGCCAGCCTGATCTTTTTGTGCACGCAATTTCGCCCAGACGGTACGACTGAGATAAAACGCAGCACTGTCCAAAACGGATTCTTCGAGAGACGCGATAATATCTGACGAATCGTCGATGGTTTTGTAATCGCCGAAACCAGTGTTGCCGGTTGCAAGCGAGTACGTGTTCACGTCCTTGCTGTTCAAGACACCCACGAATGGGTTGCTTGCACCGACAAACACTTGCTTGTCGACCATGTTTGCCAATGCTTCTGCGGCCAACGCCATGAGCCAGTCGGCAACAGCTGGAGTTGCTTCAGCGAGCAAATCCTTGCCCAATACGAATGCAAGCTGCCAGCTCTTGGCAATCAAACGTGCGGTCTTGAAGGTGATACCCGTGATGTTGCCGACCGCGTCGACACCAAGGTATTCGCCTTCGAGAAACGTGCCGCCGTATGCCGGAATGTCGAGCTCGTCGCCCTTCATGTCCCAGCGTGTGCATTGAGAGGTAGCAACGCCAACGGTCGCGGCGATACGCAAAATCGCATTTGCCACTTCCGTCGGCACGAGGTATCCGCCGCGCGCGTCGTCTTCGCCGATAATGGCTTCGCCGGATTTCGTTTGGAGCACGACTGACTTCACAAACTTGGCGAAGCTCCCCTTCTGTTCGTCGGAGAGACCGGTCTTGTCGTGACCCAAGACCATGCGTTCGAGCTTCAATTGCTCGACCGCTTCGCGCACCATACCGGCACGTTCGTCGCCGATGAGTGCCTTTACTTTCTCGTGGAGAGCATTATCAAGGTGACCCTTAATGTCTTCCGCGAGTTCCGTCTTGAACTGTTCGAGTTCTTTCAACATAGAGATTATTTAGTACGAATGAATAATTTGCTCTTTGCGAGAGCTTCCGAGGTAGCCGTGTTCACGGCACGCAAGACCTGACGCTGGAGAAGCCATTGTTTGAAGACTTCTTCGTCAGACCCTTCGTCACTCGACCTTTGCTTCGGGGCGCTCCCATCTGGCGCGTCTTTCCCCTCGGTACCCTGATCTCCCGCCGCACTCAGCAGCTGTTTCAAGGCACCGGTTGCTTGATCCAATAGGTTGATGGCATTTTCAATCTGTTCCTCCGTATCCGCTGAAATGGTCCGTCCGGCCTTCACTTCCGGTTCAGGCGGCTTGGGTTCTTCGGCAGGTTTCTCTGGTTCTTCCGTCTTACCAATAAACGCTTCGACCGCCTTCTCTTCGTCCGGTCCGATATCTTTGACGGACAAAGTGCGAGCATTCGGATTACATGGAACGGCGACGAAGCTAACCTCGAGCAGTTCGTTCTTAATCGAGCCATCCTGCGACTGATTCCGCATGAACCCAACGGACACCGTGTCGAGAAAACCCTGTTCCACCAGTTCTTTCGTTTCTCTCGCCGCACTCGTGATGTCGTGGAAAAGCGGTTCGAATAACAACTGGCGATTTTCCATGCGGATGTTTTCCGCGAGTCCGACGATCGACTTCACGGAATAGTCGTGGTCGATGAGCAGGCGCGGAGACTTCTGGAAGTTCGAGAGATCCCAGCTTGAAACAGGAATCGCTTCGCCCGAACGATCGATGGTCTCGTCGCTTGCGACGACGGTGATAAGTCCGTCGGACGATTTGCGTACGGATGCTTTCAGTTGGAGTTTTTCAGTTTGCATACCTTGGTGTGAAGCGTATCGGGTTAAGGACGGCGAATCGTTCCGTTATCCACAATCAATCCATGAGCTCGGCAACCTCTGGTACGACTTGGCACCGGCAGTTCGGGTGAAGCGCACCGCCTACCACGTCCGCATAGTCGACAAGCATCGTTCCACCATCGGATCCGTTCGCCGTGTCCCCGAGATCGTAAAAGTTGTCGTTGATGCCCACGACCGTTCCATGGAGCTCGGCGCAGAATTCGCATACGTCTCCATCATCCGCCGTATACCAGACAAGGTTTTCAACACCGGATTGGCTGTATGCCTCACGTCCGGCCATGTTGGCTACGCGAAAGGTTTCGGTTGTTGCCACGCGATCAGCGCGGACGTCAGACGAGAACTCCCCAATATCCGAGATACGGTTCGACAGTTTGTCGATGCCCTCGCCTGCAGCGAGTCCTTCCTTGAGAGCGTCATTCAAAAGCCTGACCGTTTCTTCCTGATATTTGCCGGCCATGAGATTGGTCGCATCGTCGACCGCTTGTCCGACGCGGGCTTGGGCGTCGTCAAAAGCTCCTCCGATGAGATCGGCTGTCGCATGTCCTTCATGCTTGAACAATTCATCCAAAACAGGACGCACCACGCTTACGATGACGCGCACTTCCTGCCGAGCATCCAAGAGAGTCGAGAGATCGAACGCCTTGGATTGTTCTTCGAGATTCGTGATCGCACGTTCTGCCATGCCTTTGGCATACGTCGCCATTTTCTTCTTGAGCAAAAGTTCATATGGCGTCACGCGAGAAACAAAATCACGCCAACGGGAAATTTGTTGGGCTGCGGATAATTTTTTGCTAGCCTTGGAGATGATAGTTTCGACAGCCTTATCGACTGCGTTCGAGAGCAAAGCCTTTGACTTCGCCGCCGACAGGGCGGGATATGAAAAGCGTTGAGTCGTATTCTTGGCTGGTGGAGCGGGCTTCGGAGATCCAACAGGCGTGAGATTGAACGGAGCCATGACCGAATCACCACCGTCGACCGGCGCAAGCCCGATCTCATCGCGTACTTCGTTCACGGATTGGTATGGCGCACCGCCAAGCGCAGCCGTGCGTTTCTGGATTTGCAGGTTCTCGTCTTCCGGCACCACATTGTCGAAATCAATGATGAGATTCTTCTCGAAACGTGGGACAAGTAACGCATTCAAAAACAAGGCAAGCCGTCGTAGTCGCGGCATGATGGTGCGAAGCGCATAAATATAATTTGTCGCTTCGGCAGTCGCACGATTCAGATTCTCGCCGGCACCAAGACCGAGCACAACGTGTGGCGTACGTAGACCGGAAAGAATGTCATCACGCGACCACTTGAGTTGTTCGACGAAATCCATCTCCTTCTGGCTCCAACCCATCTTGTCCGGCTCTACGCCGTCAGGAAGAATCGCAACCTTGTGAGCGTTCTCTGTACCGCGATAACGGTCTTCGAACTGCATGCGAATCGGATCCATCTGCTCACGCGTCCGGAACTTGGATTTGAGGATGAGGTCTGGTCGAGCGCTGTTACGAAAAAATGCTCGGTTCCACTGACGTGCTGAAAGATCGAGGTCGACCGAATCGGACATAGCCTGCACTGCGCCGAAACCGAGAATCGGATCGTCGGGATTGGATTCACGGATATGCAGAATCTGATACGGCTGGAACGTGTACTCGCGGGTCTTGTGTCGATAAGTGTAGGCGACGACTTGTTCGGGAAAAGTATCGGTGCGCTTGATTGTGACGTTCTGTGGCTTGAGC